TATTGAACCGCTTGGCAGTATTCTCATTTTGAATCCAAACTTGTCCTAGGTAGTCATTACGGGGTTTCATATAGATGACTGGTGAACCTAAACGAATGAATCCTAGAATCTTTCCTGAGTTTTTTTCTTTGACTGCCAATTGTACATTCTTACCAACTGGTGCTTTATTAATGTGTGAACTGGTAATAGCAAGTAAAGGCTCCCAAACATCATTTGGTATTTCACATACTTCAATACCCATATTTTTGGGGTGCATTGAGAAATCGGAGAATAAATCATCTTCAATAGGAAATAAAGAAGATGGTATGTTGGCCACATTCTTTAGTTTCTCATCACGCATGTATTCTTCCGTGCTTCCGATGGTACTAAAGTAATCATCAAAAGCTTTGGCACAATACAATGCCTCATCTCTACTTAATATCATATTTTAAAGTTTTCAAATTTCTTTTTAGGTTGTTGCTCACGGGTACCAAATGTATTCAATGGTTTATCATGGCCAGCATCAGCAAGGCCATGTTGTGCAGCTTGTTCAACATCATATAGTTTCATTTTTGCTCTATCAACACCAAGTGTGAATCGTTTATACAATGTAGGATCATTATATCGATTCTTCAATTGTTTAACCATGATTTGGCCAAGTTCTTCTAGTTCTTCAGAAGAAATCAAAGCAAACATCAAGTCTGCGGTGGCGGGAAGTCCGAACGACTCACTCGTATCTTCAAGTCCTGGATCACTCGATGTAAATCCTGATCTTGTAGTTTGTGTCGCAGATACAATAGGAACATTATACTCAACAGCGAGGCCTCGTAGTTCTTCTGCAATTGCTTTAACGTAGGTGTATGAATTAATATTTGCACCAGCTTTAATACGAGCAGAGCAACAGATATTGAGATAATCAACAAAGATAATATCAGGTACAAAAGAGCGTTTAAGATTAAGTTCATTTAATAGTGTCCGAAAATGAATAGTTGAAGCTGATGCGGTTGGATATTCTTTAATGATTAGTTTGCCAGTTGTTTTCTCACGGACTCTGGTTACTTTTTTATCGTAAATATCTTTTGGTAACTCCATCAAATCATCAATAGTAACATTTAATAGATTGGCATCAATTCTCTCTGCAATCTTTTCTTCACTCATTTCCAAAGTGATGTAAAGAACATTTTTACCCTGAACCATACACGAAGCAGCCACATGACACATAAAAAGAGATTTACCAACACCAGTCCCCGCCAAAGCAATATTAAGTGTTTTAGCTGGAAGACCGCCTTTGGTGATTCTGTTGAAATAGTCGAGGTCAAAGGGGATTCTTTCTTCTTTTCGGTGGTAGAATTCATATCGAGCATCTGAGTCCTGTAAGTAATCGTGGCCTACTGAGTTGTCAAACGAAACGGCCAAGGCGTCCGATAATATCTTGGGAATCTGGCCTTTGTCGTGATTTTTATCTTTACCATCGAGAATTGAAATAGACCCCAATACTGCGTTGTAGATGGCTTTCTCTTGGCAGAATTTTTCGGTTTTGTCAACAAGCCATTGAACCTGGGTTTCTGCCGATTTATTCTTTTCAATCTCTGATAGATAATCTTCGCATCTCTGAACTTCATCAGATGAAAGATTCCTCTTTTCTTTGATGGCAATACTAAGTGCTTCAATCGTTGGCGTGTTATTGTAAGCCTCTGTGAATGATGTAATTTCATTGAATAAAGTTTTTTCTACACTATCACTAAAATATTCTAGTTTAATAAATGGTAATACTTTTCTTAAAAATTCCTCGTTATAGATGAGGTTCTTCAGTATCGCTGTTTCCAGTTTCATCAATTACTTCCTGTTCAATATTACTACTCATTAATTCCACAAGCAAATCACCAATGTAGTTTTTAAACTTGTCATCTTTTTCCAATTTTCTTGGCTTATCAACTGGTGATTCTAACACATCATATGCAAAAAGTAAATAGACCAAATCATTCTTTTCCTCAAACTTAACTTTACCATATTTGAATATGGTATCTTTATATGGTCCTTCTAAAAACTTTATATGCACAGCCGTACCATCATTTTTAGGATAGATAAAACAATAGTCTAGTCCTTCAATCATCTTTTACCTCAAATCTTTTTTCTTGTATGGTTTTTTCTTTCCATATTTTTCTAGGATTACCACACATTACACATTCAGGATTACCACAGTCCATTGCGTGATGTTTGGCAAATTTGTGTGGTTCATCTACCGGCATGCCATGTGAATTTGCAATTTTAGTTTGTTTTTTAATTTGATTTTGAGTCTTTTGAATACGCTTAGAATGTTTTAATTTAGCATCTTCATTACTCATCTTCTGTTCCATTCATGGTTACAATTTCATCAAATAGATTATCAATACCACCTTGCATAATTTCACCTGCGGCAATTTGATATTTGTCTGTTACATAATCTTGAAACTTTTTACTGGTGATAATAGGCATCCAGAAATCTTTGGTATCTGTTTCTTTTATTCTGTATTTCTTTGCTTCTATTTCACCGGTAGAAACATCAACTCGACTGTACCACCCGTTAGTAGGCTTAACGACAAGGCCTGAATCAAGTGCCAGATCAAGTAAGCCTGACCACCGGCTAACACCGCCATCAAAAGAAACAGTAACAGGAATTTTAGATTTTTCTTTAACATAGCGTGATTTCTCCACGTTAATTATGAAGTTGTAACCAACAACCTCTGTGCCTTCTTTTTCTTGCTGACGCCCAATAATAAAAATGTTGTCAGCAGAATAGTAAGAACCGGTTCCACCCCCTACAATATCTTTAGGGAACATACCAATTTCTTTATATGTGTGATTCACCACAATCATCGGAACATCTTTCATTGTGAGGTGTGGCGTTACCATACGAAATAAACTTTTAACTTGTTTAGCACGGGACATATCAGCAACTGATTTGCCTTCTAGTGCATCTTCAACTTCTTTCTTTGATGCCAAATTACCGATTGAATCAATAACAATAATTAACCTATCACCTCTTTCGAGATTGGTTAACTGTTGCATGATATCAAACTTTAATTGTTCAATATCAGTAAGAGGTGTATGAAGAACTCGGTCGGTATCAATACCAAAGCTATCAAAATAAGACTGAGGAGTACCAAACTCAGAATCATAGAATAATAACGCTGCATCATTATATTTGTCCAAATAAGATTTTGCCATTAATAAACTAAAGGCAGTTTTAAAATGCTTAGATGGGCCGGCCCACATTGTAAGACCTGGTGTTAGGCCACCATCTAAACGACCAGAGAGTGCCACATTAATAATTGGCACAGATGTTGGAATCATATCCTTCTGTGTGAAGAATTTTGATTTTGAGAGAATAGCGGATTCTTTAATCGAACTATTCTTTTTAATTTTATCAAGTATACTCATTTCTTTTCCTTTTCACGAAACGCAAACTCATCGTCATAATCATACTTAGGTGTTAATTCTTTACTCTTTCTATTTGGAAAACCTCTTTTGCCTTTAGTTATTGGAGGTATTGATTCACCTGAGGCACCATCAATTATGATATCTTCCATAGGTTTTTCTTCAATCTCAGTAATGTTTTCTTTTTCAATTTTAATAACATTATTTGCTACCTGTTCTTGCTCTGTAAATACTGGAATATCTATTTCTGTATTTGCTTTTTTCTCTTTTTTCTTCCAGAATTTTTTGTGTAATTTAAAGCTTTCTGTTTCTGGTGTCAAAGCAACGACAGTATCATCTTTAACAATTGGTTTACCACTTCTCTGTTGCATTGACATATTTGCTGCTATCAATAATAACACAGCTAGCGGGTCAAATACAACCATAATTAACATGATTACCAAACGAACTGCCTTATCAATGGCATTGGTATCATCTGTACCATATACCATATCACCAATATATTTGATTGGACCAACTTCTGCCACAAGTTTATTTTCTTCTTTTAATAATGGCAATTTTCGTTTATTGATATCAGCCAATTCTCTTTGCGTTTGTTGAATTTGCCTATCAACATTGGCTGATGCCGTTTCAGGATTACCTGCACGTTTCAGTAAATATTCTAATCGTTCATTGGCAATTTTTTCTTGTTGTTTAATTGTTCTTATTTCTACAGAGTTGGCGCCAGCTTCTAATGTAGAATCAATATGTGCTTTAGATAAGAAACCAAAAATACCCATACTTGTAATCACCATTAATATTACCACGGCAGATGTCAAATATGATTTTAATAAAAAGGGGCAAGTTTTCCAATTACGATATAGCCATGATGCAGTAACTAATTTACTCATCTCAAGGACCGAGCCCATAAAAACAATTGGCCAAAATGCGCCTGTGAAGATTGCAGCCAAACCAATAATGGAATAATAAGCTGCAATACCTGATAATAATAGTGCTGATAATAGTGTTAAAATAATCATGAGAAAAAGTCCTCTAGTGTACTTACCTTTTCTGTCGACCAACCCATACAATCTAAAATCACTTTGATTGGTTCTAAGAAAGCTTTATCGAACTGCATATCATAATCGATATAGTCATGTAAACCTAATTCTTTTGGTAATCGTGAGGGATATGAAATGACTGTATCTTTAAAATGATTTGGCATCTTCAAGTATGTAAACTTGACCTTTTCGCCTTCTTGGATGAGTGGATATTTCTTGGTAAGATTATTCTGATTTAAAAAGTTGTTATATAAAATTGCACCTTTCACATGAATTGGTGTTCCCAATTTATATAAAGTGGCTGCGTCTGAATATTTATTCAAACCATTAAGACCACGAGGAAAAGAAATTTCTTCAGGTGGCAACTTACGAAATTCTTCTCTAAACTTGGCAATAAAATTGTGAATATCCTGTTCTGTGCCAGACATCATTATTTTGATGGCCTGTTTCATTTTCTCACGAATAGAAGATGGCGTTGAGGACTTAATCATTTCTAGACCCATGACTTTCATGTATGGCTCTTTATACGACACACCTTCGTTATTAAAAATGTTTAGAATATATCGTTTCTTGGCTGTCCACAATCCTTTGTTAGACAATGCCTCTCGTTTCATCTCCATTTTTTGTGAATACGCTTTGACGTAATCAGCAAGTTCCTGATAGGAAACATCAATAAAAGGTTGAATTTTATCATCGCATACTTTATCCATGAATGCAATGATGTTGTTTGTATCAACATTTCTATCACCGTAGACCTTTGTAACGAGGCCTCCAAGGCGTAAATAAATCGAATCAGTATCACTCGCAATAACGTAGTCATCATTCTTTGTATCCAACAATTTGTTCATGTAAGAGTTTAGTTTGTTCTCAATCCAACGAATGCTTAATTGGCCAGCAGTAGTGACGCCAAGAGCCATTCGTAAATCGTAGAAACGAAAATATTGGCTACCCAAAGCACCATAAGCAGAGTTAAGAGAGACCTTTTTGGCCAACTGAATGTTATTGTATTTGGCAATTCGTTTTTCAATTGCATATTTATTGGAATCATCCGTTTCATTTTCATATTCCTGTTTTGCTTGTAACATCAACTTCTTAAACTTACTTCTATCTGTATACATTTCTTCCATCATCTTAGGCAAGAAACCTTGAATATCTGTACGAAAGAATTGGCCGTTAGGTGTTAGTGTTGCACCATCTAACTGTGATGTGTTGATTTCTTTTCTTAACATTTTATCAACAGAAACACCTTGTGAAATAATCTCACGCATTTCTTTCGTGTAATTTTGTGGTTCAATCAACGTTTCTGGAGAAATGTTATATTGCATCATAAGATGGGGGTAAAGTGAATTTAGGTCAAAGCTGGCAACCCAATCGTGTTTGCCAACTTGTGGATCTTTAACATAGGCACCTTCAAATGCTGAATCTTTATCTTTAACTACTCTTGGCGGAACAATAATATCTTTCTCACGGAGATAAGAATATGTCAGAGCGTCCCACATACGAGTTTGAGCAAACACATCCTCAAAGTTTGATTTGGTGTCATAGGCAAGAGTTACTGCCAGTTCGACCAGTTTTAACTTATCTTCAAGTTTAATGATGAGTTCAACGTCTTTAATGTTATACTCAATAAACTTTTGAAAGTTTAAACGATATAGAGCATTGAGGTTATCGTACTCATCATAGTCTAGTTTGCCTTCACCGAGTTCTACTTGTGCGATATTATCCAAACGATATGATTCTTGTGACTTGCCGCCAGGTGCGTACCATTTGTATAGTTCAATATAATCAAGTGAAGAAACACCGACAAGTGTATAATCAATTAACTGCCGATTGTTTACATATGCTTTGCGTTCTGTAATGTAATTCCATGGTGATAGTTTTTTGGCCTCATCATCACCAAGAATCTTACGAAAACGATTGACAAGATAAGGTATATCAAAGAACTTGGTGTTCCAGCCAGTTACGATATCTGGATATTTGTCTTTCCAGAATTCTAGAAATTTCTTACAGAGATTATATTCATCTTTACAACGAATATAGATTTCACCTTCTTGGATCTTATATTCTCCACAACCAAAAACAATTGGTTGACTATTGGTAAATTTTAAACAGATTGCTGTGATGGGTTCGTTTGCTTCGTATGGATCAGGAAAGCCATTCTCTGAACCGACCTCAATATCGATTACAGCAACCGATACTTTTTCATAATCATAATCAACCATACCTTGATGTTGGTCGGCAATAAAGGCATATTCAAATCGAGTTTGGCCATAAATTTTAGATGCTCCAGATACATCTTCAAATTGTTTAATGTAATCTCTGGCGGCTTTAATATTTTGAAATTTTTTTTCATCTAGATAATCACCTTCAAGACTTGTAAAGCTGGTGATTTTTTTAGATGGCAAAAACAAAGATGGTGTGTACTCAACCTTTGTTCTTACTTTTTTGCCTTTCTGAATGCCACGATAGAGTATGTTACCACCAAAGCTCTGAACATTTGTATAAAAATTACTCAAATTTAACCTGTAATAATTTGTTGTTTTGATACCACGATGCCAGAACCAAAGACGCTGTTATAATTATTAACAAAATCTTCTGCTGGAACATAGGAGTATACTACATTCTTCTTAGCGATGGCAAGCGTAGAACCTCTCTTTTGTTCGGCATGTAGTGGGAAAGGTGCAAAACCTACATTGGGTTGACCGGTCTTAGGATCACGCACAATGGCAATACCAACAGGGTTTTCAAGTACAAATTCGGTTTCTGATTCTGATTCAATTTCACCAAGAATTTCTTCTCCGGTAACGAGTTTCATAGCTAATATTTTCATTTGATTAT